GCGCGGGGCACACCCACCCCAACCAAACCAGCCAACCTGAAGGACACACGCCATGGGAACCCCTGTCACCCTCGAAACCGCCCTCCATCTACGCAACCACCGCCTCTCTATCATCCCCACCCGCCCCGACGGCACCAAAGCCCCCGCCCTCCCCTGGAAGGCATACCAAACCGCCCCCGCACCCCTAGCCGAAATCAACCAGTGGTACAAGGACGGCAACCCCCGCAACCTCGGCATCGCCATCGTCACCGGCAAAGCCTCGTCCAACCTCGAAATGACCGAGATTGAGGGACGCGCCGCAGCCGACCTGCCCAAGATTGCCGCCACCATGACCGAACGCGGCCACGCCCAGCTTTGGGAGCGCCTCAACAGCGGCTGGCTCGAACTCTCACCCTCCGGCGGCTTCCACTGGATCTACCGCCTCGAGGCGGGCGCCAAGGTGCCCGGCAACACCAAACTCGCACGCAACGCCGCCGGTGAAGTCCTCGCCGAAACCCGCGGCGAAGGCGGATACTTCATCGCCGCACCCACCCCCGGCTCGCATCACAAGACCGGCAACCCCTGGCAGGTACTCGCCGGCGGCCCCGAAACCGCACCCACCATCACCGAAACCGAGCGCGCCGCGTTCCACAAGGCAATCACCGACACCCTCGACGAAACCCCAGAACGCCCCGTAAGCCTCTTTAGCACCCCCAAACCCACCACCACCCGCCCCGCCGCTGAAAGCCCGGCTGAGGGCGGTCTGAAGCCCGGAGACGACTACGAGCAGAAGACCGACTGGGCAGACATCCTCACCCCCCACGGCTGGACCCTCCACTCCACACTCACCAGCGGCGAGCGCTTCTGGACCCGACCCGGCAAACCCCCCCGAGACGGGCACTCCGCCTCCACCGGCCACGCCGACGACCGCGACCGCCTCTACGTCTTCTCCTCCTCCGTCCCCGACTTCCCTGTTGAAGAGCCCATCACCAAATTCCGCGCCTACAGCCTGCTCAACCATGGCGGTGACGACACCGCCGCCGCACGTGCTCTAGCCGCAGCCGGGTTTGGTGAGAAGGCACCCATCACCGTGAAACTCTCCGACATCCTCCCCGCCCGCCCCGCGGCACCACCCACACCGCCACCCGCCCCTGCAGAGGCACCGGCGGCAGAGGTTCAGCCGGCAGAGGTGCCAGCGGTGGGGGAGCAGGCACCCGAAACAGCAACCACCACCACCGCGGAAGAACCCACCGCCGGCGGCAGTAGTGACGGCGCAACCATTACCGACTGGACCGAACTAGGACTCATCCGCGCCTTCACCCACCTCTTCAACAACCACATCCGCTACAACATCGACCGCGGCCGCTTCTTCCACTGGACCGGCACCCGCTGGGAAGAACAACCCGACACCGGAGGCGACACCAAACTCGCCCTCCTCAACTTCGCAGCCGCCCTCAAACCACCCGTCACCGACGAAGGCAAACCCGACAAAGAAGCACACGCACTCATCCGCTACGCCCGTAGTCACCGCGGCTCCACCGCCCTACTCGGACTCCTCAAAGTCCAGCCCACCATCGCGGTACCCGCCTCAGCCTTCGACACCCACCTCGACGAACTCAACACCCCCACCGGAATCATCAACCTCAGAACAGGAGAACTCATGCCGCACGCACCAGAGCGCATGCACACCAAACAAACCGCCGTGGCACCCGCAGGCACCAGCACCACCTGGGAGAGGTTCCTCGCCACCACCTTCAACCACGACACCGCGCTCACCGGCTACATGCAACGCCTCGCCGGCTACAGTGCGACCGGCCTGCAGCGCGAGCACGTCTTCGCCTTCGCCTACGGCACCGGCGGCAACGGCAAGTCCGTCTACTACGACGCCATCACCGGCGCACTCGGCGACTACGCCGCAACCCTACCCGCCGGATTCCTCATGAAGAAACCCTTCCAAGAACACACCACCGAACTCGCACGCCTCAACGGCAAACGCTTCGTCGTCGGCTCCGAAACCAACGCCACCGACACCCTCGACGAAGCAAAACTCAAAATGCTCACCGGCGGCGACCGCATCACCGCCCGCTTCATGAACAAGGACTTCTTCGAATTCACCCCCACCCACCACCTGCACCTGATGGGCAACCACCAGCCAGCAGTCGAAGACGGCGGCGAGAGTGTGTGGAGGCGCATGAACCTCGTACCGTTCGTCCACACCGTCCCCGCTGAAGAGCGTGATGAGCTCCTACCGGAGAAGCTGCGTGCCGACGCGGCGGCAGTGCTCGCATGGATCATCCAAGGTGCGGTCGCATACTTCCGTGACGGGTTGCAGCCTCCCGAGGCAGTCCGCGCCGCCACCGAAGCATACAAGAGCTCACAGGATACGGTCGGTCAGTTCCTTACCGCCCGCTGCGACCTCTACCCCGGCAACCGGCACTACACGGTGGCGGTCACCGACCTACGCCAGGCCTACCACGTCTGGTGTGCGGAGGAAGGGCTGGAGCCGGTCAAGGGCAGGGCGTTCGCCTCCCAGTTGAAGGTGCACGGGGTGCTGGTCGGCCGAGACGCACCGCGCGCAACAAACAGCGGCGGGCGCGTGTTCGGCGGTCTGCAGCTCAAAGATTCTGACATTTGGCAGTGACACAAAGTGACACAAAGTGACACAACTTTTAACCCTTGTGTCACTGAGGTTTTCCCAAGTCAGACCATAAATCAGTGACACAAGTGACACAACTTTTATAAGTAGATGACAAACACATACGCGCGCACACACGCCCGTTACAGCCATGCATATAGAACCTTGTGTCACTTGTGTCACTGAAAACCTGCCGACAAGGCAAAACATCCAGTGACACAACTTTTTCACGCACCCCGAAAGGCCACCATGCCCCGAAAACCTGCCAAAAAACAGCCCGACCTCCTCGACCAACTCCCAACACCACCACCAGGCACCCCCGAATGGATCAAGTACGAACAAGGCACCCAACCCAACCCCCGCCAAGCACGCCAAGCACACATCAACACCTGCAACCGCTGCGGAGTACTCATCCTCACCGGACTCACCGGCCCCACCACCGCAATGCCCACCCAGGTAGACCCCACAACCACCACCAACCCCGCAACCATCCGCGCCACCCTCCAACAGGGCAGACGCGCCTACCAGTTAGAGACCACCGACACCGCACTCCACCTCAACGAACTGCACGCACCACCCGCCCCAGGTATCACCGTAGCCCCACACCACATCTGCCACTTCACCGCCGCCGGCTACACCCCAATACTCAACCAACACCGAAAGGACACCACCACCAATGACACTCCACCCTTCTGAAACCCCGCCCGCAACCATCACCCTCAAAAAGACCCCCCACAGCAAACCAATCCTCCGCTGGATCCCCCTCGAAGGAAAAACCCTCCTCTCCATCAACCGGAGTAACGGCACCCACTGGCGCACCTACCGCAAGAACGCAGACGAGTGGAAACACGCAGCCAACCACGACATCCACCAATGGAAGAACGAGCACCCCAGCCGCCAAATCCCCACCCTCACCCACGCACAAATCGACATCTGGATCTACAAGACCCGTCGAGGCCGCTACGACCCCGCCAACCTCTACCCAACCGCCAAAGCCATCATCGACGCATACGTGGCAGCCGGACTCCTGCCAGACGACAACCACGAACACCTCGACGGACCCCACCTCCACCACGGAGGCTTCGACAAAGAAGCCCCCGGCCTGCTCATCGTCATCACACCCCTCCACCACCAGCCCGAACCACCAACCCACCCACAACACTAAGGACCAGAAACACCATGCTCTCCCTGGACTCACTCCTCCACGAATTCACCAACGACCACCTCACCCCCCACACCTGGCACGGAACCACCATCTACACCCGAGCCCTACCACTCCTGCAGCAACTCGAACACGCCATCACCGAACGTCCCAACACCGGCCCCGGCGGCGGCGGCTTCAAATCCACCAGCCCCTGCAACGACCACGCCCTCCTCATCAAAGCCGCCATCGAACACCAAATCAGGTACGACCTACCCGCCACCTACCAGATCTACAAGCACGCCACTCTAGCCGACAAGCTCATCAACTGGGCGCGCCACGTCGATACCGACTACGCCACCACCAAACTCACCGGCTGGCGCGACGCCATCAAAGCACTCGACGAAACTATCGTCCCGCTCCGCGTGCCCTGCCCCAACTGCGGAGCCGAATGGGGCATCGCCGGAACCAGCGAAGGCGGACAACGAGTAAGCGAAGCAATCCACTTCCACCTACGCGCCGAAACCGCCATCTGCACCGCCTGCAAAACCACCTGGCACGGCATCGACAACATCCGCACCGCACTCATTGCAACCAGCTGAAAACTTGTGTACACTGTGGCCCAGCTTCATGGTGCCCAAAAACAAACAGGGCACCCATGACGCGGCGGATCACATAAGACGACACTCAATGGTTAGCAACGTGTAGTCACTTCAGTCGGAGCCCCTGCCCACCACGGACAGGGGCTCCACCCGTACCAGGAGGCAGACCAATGACGACTGCAACCAAATACAGTGACCGCAGCTACCGCGCCAAAGCCGCAGCACTACGCAAAGCAACCAGCGACAACGGCTGGCCCTGCCACCTCTGCGGC